TTACGCAGCTCGTTGCTGCGTCCGGTGCTGACTGTGTGCCGGGAAAGCGACGGCGTAATCAACAACAGCCTGTTCAGTTGCCTCATCGGTACGGTTCTTAAGGTTAGGAGCGCGGCGACTACGATTAATCAGCGCATCCACACCACCTTCATCGACCAGTTCGCGGTAACGATAAAACGTATCACGCGAAACGCCCATGATTTTACAGGCTTTTGATACGTTGCTGAGTTCTTCAGCCAGATTGAGCAAACCGGTTTTGTGTTTGATAACGGGATTGGTAGTATGAAGCATGAGAGTTACCTCGTGTTTTGTATAAGGATTCGACACCCATATCAAAACCGGTAACTCTCAACCTTTCAAGGCTCAGTGTCAGATCAAGTCGCGACTAATACATGTAAATATTCATATTGTTAAAGTTACCCAATTTTTTCCGCGGAGATCGTTATAACGATCAGTTTGTTGCTGGGTTTTATGTCCCAGCAATTTCTGAGTATCTATTCCCTGTTCTTTGTATAGCCTTTCTGACAATGAACGTTGCTCATGAAAGGTTGCTGGGGTTCCTTCACCCCAATCAATTTCAGCCAGATCCCTTGCTTTGCTAAAATTCATAGTCAGAGTATTAGCTTTTACTTGTGCCCCACGTTCTGCCTGTGAAGTTGATCTGAAAAAATGTACTAAGTATGGACTATCTACATAGTCACGGCAGCGAGCTACAACATCGCGCAGGCTCCAGTTGATTACATTCAAACGAAGAGAAAGAGGAATGGCTATTTTGCTGCCGGTTTTTTCCTGTTCGATATGCAGATGATCATCCCAGATATCGCTGAATTTCATTTTGGATATATCTCCCAAACGTTGGCCAGTAACCAGCGCTAACAGCATGGCATTTCCCATGTAACGATGAGTGGAGTCTGCGATATCAAAAATTTTTTGCCATTCTTCCAGGCTGAGGCGTTGACGGGTGATTTTCCTTCTGGGTTGCTTCGTCGCAAGAGCAGGGTTATACCCTGGTGGAACTTCGCCATAATGCTGTGCTTCCTTAAACACATCGATTAATACAGACCTTACGACTTGGGCCATTCTAGGCTGTCCAGCTGTAATATACTCATCAAGCAATTGTGCTATATCTCTGACATCAACGGATGAGATCAACTTCATTCCTGCTCGTTCTCTGAGCAAGGATACTGGTTTGGCTTTTTGCTTATAGGTATTGAGTCTTATATCACCACTTTTGAGCCTATCATCCTGGATCGCTTGATAGCGATCTAACCAGGTTGACGTTGTGATCGCTTTTCCTTTGCAGGTTGCGATCCTGTCACTGATAGCCAGAATCTGTCGGGTTCTTTGTTCAGCCAGGCGTGTATTGGCTTCAGTGGCAATAGCGATGGCTTCAGCTTCGTTAGTTCCCAACGCATGAAATTTCCCTGTTACTGGATGCTTATACCGCCAATAGACTTTATTTACCTTCCTACTATAAAGCGGATATAAGTTAGGTACTGAAACATTATTCTTACGCGGTCTGGCTGCCATCACTCAAGATCCGTTGCAAAAGTAATGAGTCATTTTTCTTGATTACTGGTGTTACCAACTCCCCAACTAACTCAGCGTCCTCACGCACTCGCCATAACCGACCTTGTTTCATGGCCGGTGGGCAAAATAAATTCTGCTTAGCATAACGACGCAATGTGGACACACTTGGAGGATTACTTCTGTATTTTTCAGAGGCCCATTCTTCAAGAGTTAACATTTGAAGCATATGCGATCACCTTGTTACTTCACTAACTGTTCAGTCTCTGCATATCGACCCTGCAAGGTCGGTTAGTTTCTCCACAAAACAGAGAAGAGCACCTGTGGCCACAATTATCAGGATGGATCGGGTTATGACCCCGTCATCCGGGGATACTCTTCTCTGTTTTGTAAAAAGGGCGGTACCAGCCGGAAGCAAGGGTACAAGCTGGTACCGCCAAGACTACACACAGCATAAAGTTGTGGTGCCGGGTGCCTCCCGGTGCCTGGCGAAGGTTGCACACCAGGCGGGTGGGTATCCACAGAAGGTCGACTGTCAGCCTCAACCTTAACCCGCGTGCGCTGAGCCGCATTCACCACAACGCTAAGGATTCTCTCTGGTTGAAAATACTTAGCTGTTATGTGCCTGCTTTTAGCCACATCAGGCGAGGTGGACCTGGTTATTCCCCAACAACAAGGATTCGGTTAATCTGGTTATCCCCAACAACGCAAAAGGAAAAGAAATGTCCGGTAATATCTATACGCTGTACAAATCCCACTGTGAAAATGTTGGAAAGTATCGGGGCATTGAAATCAGTGGGGTAGTGTCATCAGTCGAAATAAGCAAAGTTGAATCAAGGGCAACATTACTAACTCTTCTGGACCTTGTGTTACATGAGCACCGGAAGAAATTCGGCACTCCCTATAATCAGTTGAATGGGAAAAAGGCTCTGGTTCACCTTATTCTGATGAAGCATCACTGGATGCCAAAACAGATTAATGAGATGAAATTTGATGAACTTCTTCTTTCAATTCAGGATGAACTCACACTTGATAAAATAAGCGTAACCGCCCAGAAATTTTTAGATTATCGAGACTGGAGATCACAAATTCATCACTTTGATGATTTTGACGAAAATGAATGGGATCCTAATTTGTCTGCACAATATCTAAAGTAACATCCTGTGATAAAACCGTGATTTCCTGATCCAGTTTTTTTAAGGAGTCTATTGTTTCCTGTCGATAAGACAGCACTTCACGAAGCTGGTTTATAGCTGCCAGCTTCTTTGTCATCCACTCATAAATTTCCTCATCTGTGTAGTCAGGCGCGACGATTTTGGGTTCTGTTTTGTGCATTTCACACCTCCTCAAGTTATCAGTTACTTGTTGATGGGGACCAGATTGTTAAAGAGCTAAGCGTCCTGTAGGGCACTTTTTTGTTGCTAACGAATCATCCTGGACTTCATATGCCCCAGGCGGCTACTTCGTGGGCGTCCTGCCTGTTTGTTGTTTTTCTTGGGTACATTATGTATCTCAAAGGTACATTGTCAAGTATAAAAAAACCTGCCGAAGCAGGTTCATAAACATTGATTAGGCTTTGATTTTGTATCTTCTTGGTTTTCCTGAGAAAATCACAGTACCAATTATAGAGCAATTACCGTTGATCTTAATGTAAGGCTCAGGCCAGTTTGGGTTTAACGCTTTGAGATAACGCTGTGTCCCATCTTCTATCAACCTTTTGAAGGTGGTTTCACCTGTATCGTGCATCAATGCAATAACGTCGTCACCGTGGCAGGCAGGTACTTCAGGATCGACAAAAATCATGTCTCCCGGGCGGTACTCATCAATCATTGAATCACCTATCACCCGCAAGATATAAGTCATTTCCCCACAGGGTACAGGGCAGGGATACGTTTCTGCTGTGCTCAAATCAACCTCAGAATATCCAACTTCTTTCCATGCTCCGGCCTGTACCCATGATATGACAGGGACTAATGTGATTTGTTTATTAGTGATTGAAACATCAGGTTTTTTTGTGATGTTCGTTGTCTGGTGTTCTTGATCGAGCCATCCGACAGGCAGGTCGAAACATTTTTCGATGTGTCGTGCCATGCTGTCACCGATATTTTTAGTAGCACCATCTCCCATAAACCTGCTGGTTTGGGTTGGCTCGCGATCAATCATAGTGGCAAAGGAAGAATTCCCGCCAACACCATCTCTCAGTTTTCTGGCGTTAGACCGCCGGATGTCATGGATTGTTTTCATAACGAAATTAAAACCCTTGTACCGTTAAGGTACAAGTATCTTGAAGGTTCATTTTAATCATGTAATATGTATATTGGAGGTACATATTGTATGAAAGCGTATTGGGACTCTTTAACCAAAGAACAGCAGGGCGAGTTGGCCGGAAAAGTTGGCTCAACACCTGGCTACTTACGGCTGGTTTTCAATGGCTATAAAAAAGCCAGTTTTGTGCTGGCTAAAAAACTTGAGCAATGCACGTCAGGTGCAATTACGAAATCTGACTTAAGACCGGATATCTATCCGAAAGATTAGCAGAACACTTTCAATTTTTAACCACAGAACGATGAGGCTAATCGTGGGTAAGCATCACTGGAAAATAGAAAAACAGCCTGAGTGGTACATGAAAGCTGTCAGAAAAACTATCGCGGCGTTGCCGGGTGGTTACGCTGAAGCCGCTGACTGGCTGGATGTAACAGAGAACGCTTTATTCAACCGCCTTCGTGCAGATGGCGATCAGATTTTTCCGCTGGGATGGGCAATGGTTTTACAGCGTGCTGGTGGCACTCACTTCATTGCTGATGCTGTGGCGCAGTCTGCAAATGGCGTATTTGTGTCTCTTCCTGACGTCGAGGATGTGGACAACGCCGATATTAACCAGCGTCTGCTGGAAGTCATTGAACAGATCGGCAGTTATTCAAAACAGATTCGTTCAGCAATCGAAGACGGTGTAGTGGAACCGCATGAGAAGACAGCAATTAACGACGAGCTGTATCTCTCAATTTCGAAGCTGCAGGAGCATGCAGCACTGGTCTACAAAATCTTTTGCATTTCAGAAAGTAATGACGCCCGCGAGTGTGCAGCTCCGGGCGTCGTGGCGTCGATTGCTTCTGGTTGTGGAGAAACTAACGCATGAACAGTTTAACAACACACTACCGTCGCTCGCAACTGATTGCGCTTCCTGTACCGGGTGGAAAAGCGAAGGTGGAATATTGCTATGCAGTGAATGTACCAGGTGACAGGGAAATTGTAACCCACAGCTTTGCAGAGTGGGCTGTGGGTGATTTCAACCGGCAGAAGGAGACAGTCCTTTGCGACAAGTTAACCGCTGGTTCAAAGATCACTACGGAGTGCCCGTCAGAGTTATTCGTTGGGAGCCGGAAACACAACGGGTTATCTACCTCCGTGAAGGCTATGAGCATGAGTGCTTCAGCCCGCTCGAACAGTTTCGTCGTAAATTCAGGGAAATAGAGGTCGGTCATGAGCACTAAATTAACCGGCTATGTATGGGATGGTTGCGCTGCGTCAGGCATGAAATTATCCAGCGTGGCAATTATGGCCCGCCTGGCTGATTTCAGTAATGACGAAGGTGTGTGCTGGCCATCAATTGAAACCATTGCCCGTCAGATTGGCGCGGGGATGAGTACCGTCAGAACGGCTATCGCACGGCTGGAAGCAGAAGGCTGGTTAACGCGTAAGGCGCGTCGCCAGGGTAACCGCAATGCGTCGAATGTTTATCAGCTTAACGTTGCGAAGCTTCAGGCAGCGGCATTTTCTCAACTGTCAGATTCTGACCCGTCAAAATCTGACGCATCAAAATCTGACCCGTCAAAATTTGATGCGTCGAAATCTGGCAAAAAAGCGGGTTTTCACCCGTCAGAATCTGGCGGGGATCCGTCAGTAAAATCAAAACATGATCCGTCAGATAAAAAACCTTCTCGTCCGGACGCTTCGCAACCGGACACGCAGACGGCTGAACAGGATTTTTTAACTCGCCATCCTGATGCGGTTGTATTCAGCCCTAAAAAGCGCCAGTGGGGGACGCAGGATGATTTGACCTGCGCACAGTGGCTCTGGAAAAAAATCATCGCCCTGTACGAGCAGGCTGCCGAATGTGACGGCGAGGTGGTTCGTCCCAAAGAACCGAACTGGACAGCCTGGGCAAACGAAATTCGCCTGATGTGTGTACAGGATGGGCGTACTCACAAACAAATCTGCGAGATGTACAGCCGCGTCAGCCGCGATCCGTTCTGGTGCCGTAACGTGCTCAGCCCGTCGAAGCTGCGGGAAAAATGGGATGAGCTTTCCCTGCGCTTATCGCCGTCCGTCAGCACGTACACCGAAAAACGCGAGGACCCGTACTTCAAAGCCAGTTACGACAACGTGGACTACAGCCAGATCCCGGTAGGATTCAGAGGGTGATCATGAGTCTGTTAAATGACGTTCAGAAATTCATTGAAGCCCATCCGGGGTGTACTTCCGGAGACATTGCGGATGCTTTTGCAGGTTACTCACGGCAGCGCGTTCTGCAGTCTGCAAGCAAGTTACGTCAGAGTGGGCGTGTGGCTCACCGTTGTGAAGGAGATACACGCAGACATTTCCCGCGCCTGACTGAGAGAGCGCAGGAACCGGAACCACAACCAGTTCGAGAAACCAGACCTGTGCGCAATTTCTATGTCGGCACTAACGATCCACGGGTGATTTTGTGCCTGACCCGCCAGGCTGAAGAACTGGAGTCCAGGGGCTTATACCGTCGTGCTGCAACCGTGTGGATGGCGGCATTCCGTGAAAGCCACTCCCAGCCAGAACGAAACAATTTTCTGGCGCGTCGTGAGCTGTGTTTACGTAAAAGCAGCAAGCGCGCTGTATCGAGTGATGAGTGGTATCTGTCAGGGAATTACGTGGGGGCGTAATGACGACGTTAACTCAATGCCAGCAGCAGGTGCTGGATATGCTGATTTCTTATCAGAAAGAGCGTGGCTTTCCGCCAACCAATCAGGAGGTGGCAACCATGCTGGGATACCGTTCAGTGAATGCAGCGGTAGAGCATCTTCGCGCACTGGAGAAAAAAGGCGTCATCACGATAAAGCGTGGCGTGGCCCGGGGGATAACGCTTCATACCGCGGTGAAGGACGACGACAGCGAGGCGGTCGGGATTATCCGCGCACTGCTTGCCGGTGAGGAAAACGCAAGGCTGCGTGCAACCCACTGGTTACATGAGAGGGGCCTGAAAGTATGAAGCTGATCCTGCCTTTTCCGCCCAGCGTGAACACGTACTGGCGACACCCCAACAAAGGGGCGTTTGCTGGTAAGAGCCTGATAAGCGCGGCGGGGCGAAAATTCCAGAGCGCAGCGTGCGCAGCAATAGTTGAGCAGTTACGTCGTCTGCCGAAACCAACGTCGGCACCTGCTTCAGTGGAGATCGTGTTGTTTCCTCCGGATAACCGGATCCGCGATCTGGACAACTATAACAAGGCGCTGTTTGACGCCCTGACCCACGCGGGTGTGTGGGAAGACGACAGCCAAGTGAAAAGAATGTTGGTGGAGTGGGGACCGGTTATCCCGGAAGGGAAGGTCGAGATCACTATCAGTAAGTACGAGAAACCGGCGGGTGCAGCCGCCTGATTAAGAGGAGAAACGAAGTATGAATAATCTGATGGTCATTGATGGTATTGAAGTTCGTCGTGATGCTTATGGGCGTTACAGCCTGAACGATCTGCACAGGGCTGCCGGTTCTCTGGATAAGCATAAGCCTGCATTCTGGCTCCGCAATGAGCAAACTGAACGTTTAATAAGCGAGTTGCAGATTTGCAACTCGGTCAATATAGAGCCAGTTAACGTTATTCGTGGCGGAAATAACCAGGGGACGTATGTCTGCAAAGAACTGGTGTATGCCTATGCAATGTGGATCAGCCCGTCATTCCATCTGAAGGTGATCCGTACTTTCGATATGGTAACCAGCGCACCGGAAAAATTATCCGGACAGGCTGCTGACAAGATGCAGGCTGGCGTGATCCTGCTGGACTTTATGCGCCGGGAGTTAAACCTGTCTAACTCTTCAGTGCTTGGTGCCTGTCAGAAACTCCAGGAGGCTGTTGGCTTACCGAATCTGGCACCGCGCTATGCCATTGATGCTCCTGCTGATGCACACGATGGCTCAAGTCGCCCGACACTGTCACTGAGTGCACTGCTGAAACAGTATGGTATACGCCTGACGGCTAATCAGGCATATCACCAGATGGTGAAACTGGGGATCGTCGAGCAGCGCGAACGATACAGCCGTACCGCGATTAACAACATCAAAAAATTCTGGTCGCTGACAGCGAAAGGTTGCATGTTCGGCAAGAACATCACCAGTCCCGCAAATCCGCGCGAGACGCAGCCGCATTTCTTCGAATCCCGATTCCCTGAGCTGTTAAAGCTGCTCGATACCGTTCATTGAGGTGACCGTGAGAGCACTACTGACTCCTGAAATTGCCCCGCGTATGGGGATCGTATTGTTCAGGCCAGGTTCAGAGCTGATGCCCCTGTTTATGCAGGGGCGTGTACTGCTGGAGCCTGAGCCGGAGCGTTATTCATCTTTCGCCAGTGGTGCCGTTCCGGCGGCATCACAACCGCTGGCGGATGATCCTGCCGTTCGGGCCGTGTTCCGCAATGAGGAAGTGATCCGTCGTGCTGGTGGCGTGGAATGTCTTGAAAGCTGGTTACTTCGTGAAAAAGGCTGCCAGTGGCCTCATTCCGACTGGCACAGCGAGAACATGACCACAATGCGACACGCTCCGGGTGCAATCCGTCTGTGCTGGCACTGCGATAACCAGTTGCGCGATCAGTTCACGGAACGGCTGGAATCAATGGCAACGGATAACTGTGCCCGCTGGGTGTTATCTGTTGTGCGCCGTGATCTCGGTTTTGATGATAGCCACGTTGTGACAATGCCGGAACTGTGCTGGTGGCTGGTTCGTAATGACCTGGCTGATGCCTTACCGGAAAGTGCAGCCCGTAAGGCACTGAGATTACCGAAGCCTGTTGTGCCGTCTGTCACCCGGGAGAGTGACCTTGTGCCTTCGGTTCCTGCCACCAGCATTATCCAGGATAAAGCGAAAAAGGTGCTGGCGCTGAAAGTGGATCCGGAGTCGCCGGAGTCTTTTATGTTACGCCCAAAACGTCGCCGCTGGGTTAATGAAAAGTACACGCGCTGGGTTAAGACACAGCCGTGTGCATGTTGTGGTAAGCCTGCTGATGATCCCCACCACCTGATAGGTCACGGTCAGGGTGGAATGGGTACTAAAGCGCATGACCTCTTTGTGTTGCCTTTGTGCAGAAAGCATCACGACGAGCTGCATGCGAATACCGTGGCATTTGAAGAGAAGTATGGCTCCCAGCTGGAGCTGATATTTCGTTTTATCGATCATGCGCTGGCAATAGGCGTACTGGCGTAAGTGGAGAACGAGCATGAACCTTGAAGCCTTACCAAAATATTACTCCCCAAAATCTCCAAAATTGAGTGATGACGCACCGGCGACAGGCTCTGGTGGTTTAACAATTACAGATGTGATGGCTGCGCAGGGGATGGTGCAGTCGAAAGCACCACTGGGTTTTGCCTTATTCCTGGCAAAAGTTGGTGTTCAGGATCCTCAGTTTGCGATTGAAGGTCTGCTCAATTACGCGATGGCACTGGATAACCCGACATTGAACAAATTGAGTGAAGAAACCCGGTTACAGATCATCCCTTACCTTGTGAATTTTGCCTTTGCTGATTATTCCAGGTCTGCGGCAAGTAAGGCTCGCTGTGAGCATTGTGCTGGTACTGGATTTCATAATGTATTGCGCGAAGTGGTGAAACACTCCAGAAGCGGGGAATCCATTATCAAGGAAGAGAGGGTGAAGGAACTATGTCAGCATTGTCATGGTAAGGGAGAAGTCAGCACGGCGTGCAGAGGATGTAAGGGTAAAGGTATTGTCCTGGATGAAAAAAGAACCCGGCTTCATGGCACGCCTGTTTATAAGATTTGTGGGCGTTGCAATGGAAACCGGTTTAGTCGTTTACCAACCACACTGGCGCGGCATCATGTCCAGAAGCTGGTACCAGACCTGACGGATTATCAGTGGTACAAAGGATATGCAGATGTCATTGATAAACTGGTGACAAAGTGCTGGCAGGAAGAAGCATATGCTGAGACACAATTGAGGAGAGTGACAAGATAAATGATTTTCGCCGAAGATAGCGACATGATTCTTGCATTTTTTAAAAAATATGGTTAGGATTCTCCTAACGATGGGCGTTGTGTGTCTACCGTTGATAATCTTCTTGAACCCGCCATCGAGCGGGTTTTTTTGTGCTCAAATTTCGAATAATGATTTGGTTATGCTATGTATTTATTTCCTTACTTACTGAGGGAGTGATGCAATGAGCAATACAAGATGTAGTAATGAAAGTTGCAATAAAGAGTTTATTTATTGGGAGCACAGTGGAGGCTATCCAGGAGGAAAGGATAAAGAGCCAATTATTTGCCCTTACTGTGGCCACACAAACGGTTATGAAATGACCAGTGGATTGATTTCCAGTAAAAAAATAGAAGAACAGTAGTATTCATATCTGTCTAGCCCTGGCATTTGCTGGGGCTTTTTGTTGCCTTCGCCTGATGAATTGACATTGCTTAACCCTCTGTTGTCAGCCATATGCTGGCTTTTTTATTCAAGGCTTGCGGGGAGCATCAACTCCGTGCTTTGTCGTTAAATTAACCCGTGAGCCTGCATTCTGACATTTAACGTCCCGGCCTTTTGTCGGCGGCGAAACATTGGCTATTCATATGCACGAAAAAGAGAGCCTTGCCGGAGCGTTCTGGCTCGTTTTGCTGATCATTGCAGGTTGGGGCGGTCTGGTCCGCTACCTGATAGATGTGAAGCAGAGTAAAGCAACGTGGAGTTGGATAAATGCTCTGGCTCAAATAGTGGTATCAGGATTCACCGGTGTTATTGGTGGCCTGATTAGCATCGAAAGTGGATTCAGTATTTACATGATTCTCGCGACAGCGGGGATTAGCGGTGCGATGGGGTCGGTTGCACTGACGTACTTCTGGGAACGACTGACAGGGGTGAAAAATGCAAAATCTTAATCCTCAGCGTAAAGCTTTCCTCGATATGGTGGCATGGTCAGAAGGAACGGATAACGGGCGACAACCGACACGTAACCACGGTTATGATGTTATTGTCGGTGGAGAACTCTGA